CAAGGCGAATCAGATAGATCGCTTATTCACAAACTGTTAGTAGAAAACGGCTTGTCGGCTGAACTGATTAAACTAAATGTAAGCCCGGACTTACTACCAATGGTTCAAGCAGCGTTATCAGCACAAGCAACAGTCTCCGAAGGTAAAGCCATGATCGGGGAACAGTCACTAAGTGATTATTGTAAGGAATGGTCAGAAACACCAGCGGGTAAAGCTGCGTGTCTGGCTCGAAATAATTCAGGTGGTGATGCTTCAGGTGGAAGTGGCGGCGCAATTGGTAAGAAGTGGGCAGATTTTAATGCCTCTCAGTTATCCCAATTGTTACGCGAAGATCCCCAGGCGTATGACCAACTAAAACAAACAAGGTAATTAAATCATGGCTGTTACACAATTAAGCGACATCATCGATGTCACGGTCTTCCAAGACCTTCCCGCCGTAGACTCCCCGGAGCTTACGGCATTCTATGACGCTGGCATTGTAGTACGCACACCAATGCTTGACGAGTTAGCAAACAGCGCAGGAACTACGGCGGAGCTTCCATTCTGGAAAGATCTTGATGCAACCAGCGCTCCAAATATTTCAACTGATAACCCGGCCACTATCGCAGTACCTGATGCAGTTGTGCAAGGTAAGCAGATTTCACGCAAGCTTCAATTGAATAAAGCGTGGGGCGAGGCTGACTTAGTTGCAGAGCGCGCACTAGGCGGCGATGCGATGACTCGAATTCGTGCCAGGGCTGACACTTATTGGCGTAGACAGTGGCAGCGTTATTTAATTGCTGCTAGTAACGGTGTATTAGCTGATAACGTGGCTAATGATTCTAGCGATATGGTTCACGATGTTGCATCCGAAACAATCGCCGGTCAATCAACCGCTACTAAGTTCACCCGGTCGAATTTCACTAGCGCAGCGTTCACTTTGGGCGATGCGTTTGAAGATATCCAGGCTATCGCGGTTCACTCGACTGTTTATAAAACAATGGTTGATAATGACGATATCGATTTTATCCCTGATTCTGAAGGTCGCTTAACAATCGCAACCTTCATGGGTCGCCGGGTGATCGTTGATGACGGCATGACCGTTGTAGCTGGTGCGACTGATGGCTTTAAGTTCACTTCAGTACTTTATGGTACTGGTGCGTTTGGTTGGGGCGAAGGTACTCCACGCGTCCCTGTCGAGGTTGAGCGCGAAGCATCGCAGGGTAACGGTGGCGGCGTCGAGGCTTTATGGACTCGTAAGACACACCTGATCCATCCGTTCGGATTTCAATTCACATCGACCACAGTGGCAAGCGAATCAGCAACTCTAGCTGAAATGGCGCTAGCTGTTAACTGGGATCGAGTGATTGAACGTAAGAACGTGCCACTAGCTTTCCTCGTAACTAACTAGAGCATGTAACAATCAAAGGGGTCGCATTATCGCGGCCCTTTTTATTATGTGGTATCATTAGATAACAGCGAGGAACAAACATGGCAAAGACTAATTTAACCGCCGATGGCTCAACGATTGATTACACTATTGAAAAACGATTAGTTAACTTTAGTGGCAAAGGAACTTTTGGCGGCGGAACCGTAACGATTAACGAAGTGCAAGCCGACACAACAGTAACCGTTGTTGCGTCGTTTACGGCAGACTTTCACACAAGCCTTGAGTTGCCTAAAAGTTCTATTTATAGAATGACTCTAGCAGGCGCAACAACCCCCAACATTGATTTATATTTCGTAGATTAAGGAACCATCATGCCAAAGAAAACCCAAGAAGTCGAAACTCAAAAGTTAAACAAGCAAGGTTTAATCCCTGGCGCTATCGTATCAAACGAAGATTTCATGAAAGTTATGAACAAGCAACGAGCCAAAGAAAAGGCGAAAAAGGCTGAATAATAATGGCTGACGAAACAAAGGAAAAGAAAAAGTTTTCTGTGCCGGGTGATCCAGCTTTCAACGCTTGGCACACTCAGAAGCGCAGGAAACAACGCAAAGAGGAAGATTAATGTCTAACGAAGAATTTACTCTGCCCGGCCTTCCTAATGACGCAATGACCAATGAGATTGCCAATAGTCGTCGATTTAAAACGCAGGCTATTAACACAGATTCAGTTGGTCGTAGTGCCATGGTTTCTATGTCTGGCGATTCGCATGTCGGATTTAAGGTTGACGACATAAGCGTAAACTTTCAATATGGAATCAGCACCAACGATATAAGAGATGGCGGAAGCTCATCAGGCACCGGGTCTGTCGCGCACGTAGGATCAACGGCAAGGGTATCAACTGGGGCTGGTGTTGGCGTTGCCTTGATAGAATCTAGGGCATCTATTAGATACCGCGCAGGCCACGAGGTTCACGGCGCGATATCTGTCGAGTTAGCGACACCGCAAACTAATGTTGATCAATTCGCTGGGTTTTTAAATACTGACGATGGTTGGTCTGTCGGATATCAAGATTTAGTGTTTGGTTTATGGTTTATTGAGGGAGGGAATATTAATTTTATCCCTCAAGACTCGTTTAATATCGATAAATTAGACGGGTCAGGGCTTAGTAAATACAATATTAACCCGCAAAAATCACAGGTTTATAGGCTGACATATACTTGGCATGGTGCTTTGCCACTAATATTAGAGGTTTATCAACCAGGCATTAGAGCGTGGATACCTGCTCATGCTGTTGAGTTTGTCAACTCTGAAAGTCTTCCACATCTCGAAAACCCCAACTTACCGATGGCGTGTAAGATAGAAAGAAGATCAGGCACCGGCGCTGATATGACTATCATCACCGGCTCATGGCGAGGCGGGGTCGTTGCTGGCGGCGAAGAAGACAATAATTCCTCTCGTATTTTCGCCGCCTTTGTGCTTTCGAGGGCAAAAACAAGCTCGCCAGATCATTTAATCACCCTAAGAAGTAAGGATGTATTTACTGGCAAAGTGAACCACATCCGAGCAGAAGTAACAATTATTATATCTATCAACAGCACAAACAAAGAGCTGGTATTCAAGGCGGTAAACTTATCAAATCTTGATGCGGCGGATCAGGCGGCGATTGAATTGGGGTTTGTAGATGTGAATACAGCTAACTCAATGATGGAAAAAAGCGATGTCGTCAGAGCTTTAACAACTTCGATAACAGATTCGATAACCAATGACGTTGCTGTTGTCCTGAGAAATGATTTCAGAGAAAATACAGACGTTAAGGGTTTCTCTATTTATCCCGGTGAAGATGTTGTTTTTCTTGTGGAGTCGACCGGCACAGCGGCGGCTGGCGAAGTATCATTGCAACTTAATTTCAAGGAATTATTTTAAATGGCTCTAATAATTGAAGACGGCACCGGCGTAACTAACGCAAACAGTTACGTTACTGACGCAGAATACACAACCTATGCAACATCTAGGGGCCTAACCGTTGGCGTTGACGCGCCAACAAGGGAAAAGGAATTAATCTTGGCTATGGACTTCCTGGAGTCAATGCGCTCAAGATTCCAGGGTACTAAAACGCTACAGGCTAACCCGTTACAATACCCACGGCGCGGAGTGTTCATTGATGGGTTTTCAATCGATAATGATTTCATTCCTGTCGAGCTTAAAAACTCACAAATTGAGGCGGCGGCTTATGCTTTTGCTAATGACTTAATCAGCAATAAAGCATCTCAAAACGTAGCAAGCGAAGCCGTTGACGGAATTAGTAGATCATACTTCTCAGGCGGCAAGACTGGCAGTGGTGCGCTTGACAGAATTAACGTGTGGCTAAAGCCATTGTTAAAGCTTAATTCTAATGGCCGCATTTTAACGAGGGTTTAACATGAGTTTAGATCTTAGTGATGTCGCAACTGAATTATTAACAGAATTAGCCAGTGATACGCACGTTAAAATAAAGCGCACAACCGGCGCGGTATTCGATCCGGTTGCTGGTACGCAAACCGGCGGGACAACAACTGTCACTAATTTAGTTGCAGCGGTTACAAACGTTGATAAAAAACTATTCGACGGTGAGCGCATAAAGTACGGCGATAAAATGGTTATATTAGATAATCAACTCGAGCCACTAATGAGCGATTTAATAGTTATTCCAGATGATCAGGGTGTTGATCTGGATTATGTTATAATCGATATCGGTGGCGTTAACCATGCCGGTATACGCCAAATTTATAAAGTAATTTGCAGGGGGTAACATGCCAACTGTTAAAATTGAAGGTTTAAGCAAGGCTCTTGATAAGATATTCAAGGACAATAAAAAAATAACCGTTGCGGGGGCTAACCGGGCGTTACGTGCCACTGTCGTTAAAAACTGGGGCGATATAATCAAAAGCACGCCAGTTGATGAAGGTCGCGCTCGTGGCGGCTGGTTTGTCACTTCAGGCGCACCATCGACAATTGCTGATAACAGAGCAAAGAAAACCAAAGGCCCGGCGTTTGTGTTATCAAAAACCAATAAAGATATGTTTGGTACGAAATGGTTTTTAACTAACAATCTGCCTTATATTTTACCTCTTGAATTTGGCGGCTACGGGACTAAAAGCGCAAGTGAATCAGGCTCAAAAGTCACCGCACAAGGATTCAGCAAACAAGCACCTCAAGGTTTCGTTAGAATAAACCTGGCAAGATTTCCGTCACAATTAGCAAGAGCTTTTAAGGGGGCATTTTGAGCAAGCTTGGTATACACAAAGCATTAACGCAATCAGTGATAGATCTCGCTTTGGGCGTTACTTTTGCACACGAAAACGACGATTTCGACGCTGAGAAATTTAATGGCGTTGCGTTTATTGATTTAACTAATTTACCTGTGGGGCGCGAGGCGCTTACAAAAGACGATCTGAACGAAGATACCGGGGTTTATCAAATTAGTTACTATCAAAAATCAGGCAGTAGTGTTGGATCTGCCTTAGCTGACATAGACACGATTACTGATTTTTACAAACAGGATAGAGTTATAAGCAGTGGCGCAACCGACGTAACCATAACGGGAACATCACTAGTAAATCTTGGCAACTCACTTGGCTGGTGGCGTAATGATATCTCGGTTAGTTATAAATCAGATATTCAGTTATAATGTAATTTAACAAACAACGGTTAACAAAAGGTAATATCATGGCTGGTGAAATTAATGGCACAAATGTAATAATTAAGAAAGGCACAGCGGGTGGAACGGTAATTGTCGGACAGGGGTCTATGACTCACACTTACGGCGGGACATTAATTCCAATCGACAATAAATCTAACGGCGACAATATCACATATCTTGAAGGTGAGAACGCTGGTAAGCAGCATATTTTTGCCGGAACCGTAGTTTATAATAGCGACACCATATTCCGGCAAGTAAGAGCGGATGTATTAAGCGGAACAAGCGACACTTATACAGTTGAATACGTTTCTGACGCAACAACCGACGAAAAATTTGATGGCACGTTTTTTCCTACAGGCATGAGCGATGATTTGCCGCATGGCGACAAGGTTATGACCACCATCAGTTTCAACTCTAGCGGCGCAGTAAATCACACCCCGGCGGTTACTTAATGATTAAGCTCTGCTTTAAGGAGTATGATTTTAAGGTCAACTTGGCAGCGTGTAAATCGTTCTACGAGTTAACCGGCACCGACTTGCAGCACACTTTATTATTGTATCTTGATGCTTGCCAAAAATCAGCGGGTCAAAGCTTAATTGAGCGTATGGCAACATTTCACAATGTTTGCTCTTTCGATAAAGCGGCTAAATTAATGCACTGCCTTATTAAGCAAAAGCATGACGGAATCCCACTTGCTGAAATTGAGGATGCAATGTTTCGGGTAAGCTGGACGCCAACCGATCAAGATAGTGAATTGTGCCAACCCTGGCCGTTAGTGATGCTTGATGTTGCGACACAGGTAAATGATTACTTTGCTGAAAATTTACCTAAAAAAAAAGCGGGTACCTCGGAAAAAGCAGCGTAGAAATTGAGGCGTTTAAATTCGATTATTGGTCATTCTTTAAGGTATGCGTTAATCAATTAAAAATCGCGCCGTCCGAAGCCTGGGATCTTGATTACATAGAAATTAACTATTTATTAGATCAAGAAAACAAGGATGATATCGATACGTCTATTATGCTGAATTACGAAAGAATCGAAAACGGGGCGTGTAAATCATGGCTACAACAACAGAATCGTTAATCGTAGAGCTTGATGCTAAGATTGACAAATATCTCTTAAAGATGAAAGAGGGCGAGGAAGGAACAAACGGCATGGGCGGCGCAGCAGATAGAGCAGCAAAAGCCGTTAAAGGAATAGTGATAGCGTCCACCGCAGCAGCAGCCGCAGTATCAGCCTTAGTCGTATCATCCGCACAATTCGCACGAGAAGTACAAGTAGCCGCTAACCGGGCCGGTGAAACCGTTGAACGTATGCAGTCGCTCGCCTTTGCTACGAACACAGTCGGTATCTCATTAGAAAAGTTAGGTGATATTGCAAAAGACACCAACGAGAAAATAGGCGAGTTTTTAGTTACTGGCGGCGGTGGGTTTGTCGATTTCGTTGATGTTATGAAATTAAGCGGCGCAGAAGCAAGAGCAGCGGCGCTAGAGTTTCAGAATATGTCCGGTCCTGATGTATTGCAAGAGATGGTCAAACGCATGGAAGCAGCAGGCGTATCTGGGCAGCAAATGAGCTTCGCTCTTGAAGGTGTAGCTAGTGATGCTACCGACCTGATCCCGCTATTGCGAGATGGCGCGAAGGGGCTAAACGAATTAACCGGCCAATTCGAAGAGTTAGGGCTTGTATTAACTCAAGAGCAGCTTGACCGAATCAAAGAAGTAGGCAGAGAGTTTAGCAATTTAACCGCGACATTTTCAGCCGAGGGCAGAGCGTTAATAGCTGAGTATTCCGACGAGATAATAATAGCAATTCAATCAGCCGTACTTCTTGGCACAAAAACAATTGATGCGTTAAACCTAATCGCTACAGGGTGGGGAAACCTGATCGAAATATCCCAGGCGGCAATCAGCGATTTAATAAACGGAACGGACACATTAGCTGAAACTATCGAAGCAAGAGCGAATCAAACCAAGGAAGCTATAGAAAGCTTACTTGGAACAGGTGATAAACCTCTTGAAGTATTAATAAAGAAAACAAAAAAAGCTAACAAAGAGCTATCAAAAGACGATAAAACAACACAAGATCAAAAACTCAAAAACTTACGCAATTTCACCAAGGGAGCATCAGCATTAAATCAAGCTTTCTTTGATGACAATAAAGCGATCAACGCCGGTTTAATTATCGCTGACACTGCGGCGGCTGCAATATCCGAATACAAAAAGGGAGGCCCGGTAGCTGCATTTGCTGCTATTGCATTTGGGCTTGCTCAGTTAGCCGCTAACGCTTCAGCAAGTAAGGGCGGCGGGGACGTATCAGGCGGGGCGGTGCCACAGGTGCAACCACAACAACAAGATTTTGCGCCGGAAACAACAGGCTTAGAGTTATCAGAAGCAACGGCGGCGGGTGGCGATGTGCTTAGAATTGAATTCGCAACCGACTCGGGTGTCGCTATATTCGACGCTATCGCAGAAGGGCTAAATGAAGGGCAAAAACGGGGGCAATTCTAATGGCTTTATCAATAACAACATCTAATGTTTTAACCGGGGTCACTCCGGTTGTGACTGATGGCGCGATAGGTGCAGTGCCAACTAATGCGGTTAACCCTGATCACTCTTTAACTCTTAGCTCTGGAATAGCCGTAACTGATTTTAGTATATCATTCGGCGTGACCACTGTAATAAGCTATCTGGCAATCTCGGGTCATGACGCAGCAACACCGGCAAACGCAACAATACAATTATTTGATGATGTAACGCTAATTGATTCCGTGTCGCTCACGAGAAACAACAACGTGATGTTTACGTTTAACGCTCAGTCGTTTACAGATTTAATTGTTAAATTTGTCACGGTGCCGAATACGTTTGTAACCACTGTTTCGTACATCGCAGCCGGTAACCACCTATCAATAGCGACAGGGGAACAAGCTGGTTATGCTCGCAATTGGTTAAAGCGTCATTTACGGCAAAAAACCACAGCGGGTTTGCAAAGCTCACCTATTGCCACGGTTAAGCGACGAAAGCCGATGAAGGGCAGTTTAGTATTGCCTAATGAGCTAGTTTCATTTAGTCGCGGCGGTTGGCAGGACTTTCTTGATTTTGCAGAGGGCCAGCCTTTTTTCATTAGAGAAGTCGATTCTCTACCTGAGTCATCATATATCTGCTATGACCCAGTAGACAGCACGGCGGCACATTCACAAACAAGGGCGCTAGATGTATTAAGATTATCATTTAACGCGTACAACGGGCTGTAACATGGCTTCATTTGAATCAACACGCAACATGCAGAATCAAGAACACTTCGAAGTGATCGAAATTGACTTGCCCGTAATAACCGGCGCTTGCACTATCGGCGGCTCTCCCGGTTTCGGCACGCCGCTATCATGTGACGAAGCGTATATAGGCGAGATTAAAACTTATAAATTCACTAACCAGAATGCGCCGATTGTGCCTGGTGCATTGCGTTATATTAAATCAATATCTGAGACAACAGCAGAAATTAAGCCCGGCACCGGATTAGGTAGTCGCGGCACGTTATCAATAACATTCATTGATGCAGACAAAAACGATCCAAATATCGGCGCACCCGGCGTGACTGATGATGTAATAAATACAGGTACGTTCTTTGGTAAGTTATCCGCTCGACAAATCATAGTAAACAAAGAGATCAGGGTTAAATTATATCGGGTTGAAGCAGATGGGACGATTGATTTGGCTGGTGGTGCGTTAACTCGCTTTTACATTGCTGATACATTAAAAAGTAACGGCAAGACTTGGACTTTAACAGGCAAAGACGAATTAAGCGTTGCTGACATTGATGAAAAGATATGGCCCCCGGCTCAAGGCGGATCTTTACGTCTTGATATTGATGATAGCGTGGTTGTTATCCCTGTCGATGCTGCTACTGATTATTCTACCGCTCAAGTTGTGATAATTGGCGATGAATTTTTTGAGGTTAATTCAGTGACGGGCAATCAAACAGGGGCGGCGGCGCTAAACGTATCCTTTAGGGGGACAACAATACTAGCTCCCGTTTCTGGCGTTCAATTAACACGGACAGAAACCGATTCTCACAGCGCCGGGGATGAAGTCTTTATTTGTCGAATTAGCGATGATGAGCGAATTGACGATCTCATCTCGGATATTTTAACGGACTCAGACGTTCCGCTAGCTAGAATACCAACAGCGGCATGGGCAACCGAGATAGACACATGGCATCCAACGACAGTAATTAATACTTTGTGGTATAAATCAGAGTCAACAAACGATGTTTTAAAAGAGATATTAACTGATTTTCTTATTGATATAGTTTTTGATCCAGAAGACCGAACGATTAACATGTTTGCGATCAGCGTATGGAAAGAATCACAAGCAACGCTAATTGAAGGTCGGGAAATAAATATTGATTCAGTCCGTATAGTGCCAAACGAAAGTATCAGAGCAACTAGGGCTGTTGTCCTTTATGACAAATCATTTTTAGGTCGATCGGACGATACCGAAAATTACAGCAAAGCCTCAAGGTTTACCGATCCCGCATTGCAAGCGCCTGAATTTTTTGGTGAACATAAAGATAAATTATTTGATAACTCGACTCTCTTAAGCAAAGCCTCGGGTGACTTATTAACACAAAGATGGGTTAGCCGGTTTGGTCTAAAGCCGGAAGATTCAACTTGGACAACTCCGGAAAGCAAGCTTAATATCAACGTTGGTCAAGTCGTTGATTATCGCGTGTTTGATAAGCAAGGATTTGATGGCAACCCATCATCAAACGCAAGAGCGCAGATAGTATCAATTAGACCGATGTATAGGGACGCTGGGCGAGAGTATCAGATAAAAGTCGCATCATATGAAGCTGTGGCACTAGATAACACTGAGTTTGTAATAACAGGCATAGTGGGCAACGGGCTAAATCTATTTACTCACGCTGGTAATCCGCCATCAATCGTTACATTAACATTTGTGTTTGATGGGGCAACAATAAGAAGCAACTCCAATTCGATAGCCTCGATAATTGCAGGTAATTTCGTAGCTGGCAGTAAAATAATATTGATATTCGCAAACTCCGCAGACGGACAAGCGAAAGGCGGCGATGGCGGCAGGGGGCAATCAATATTTTACAGTCAAGAGCTGAGTCAATGGTTGGGGCCTGTCTCATCCTTTGCGGGTGAAGATGGTGGGACTGTTTACGATGCAACCGGAGTGGATACCGATATATATTTATCAGGCGCTACAACATCAACCAATTTCCCAACGGCGTTAGGTTCTATTCGCGCCCCAGGTGGTGGTGGTGGCGGGGATGACGCTCAAAGCGTAGGCACAGATGATGCTGTTGGTGTTGCTGGTAATGGGGCTGGCGGTGGGGCTGGCGTTGATGTCGGACTTGCTGGCACTGGTGGCACATCAAACGACCAGGGCGCACCGGGCAAATCAGAACAAAATGGCGGCAATGGCGCGGCTGGCGATACCGTAGGGAATGGCGGCGTATCTGGTGGGGCTGGTGCTGGTGCCGGTGGTGACTGGGGATTACCCGGCATAGCAGGAGATAAGGCGGCTGGCGTTGCCGGTAAAGGCGTAGTCACAGGCGGTGCGGCTGTTACAATGTTTGGGGATAACGCGGGTAATTTTATAAATGGCAACGGCGATGCTGTACTTTAAGGAACTAAAATGACAGAAACATTAAATGAGCGACTAGATAGAATCGAATCAGATATTAAATCATTATCTGATATAATCAAACATATTAAACCTGCTGACATCAACAAAAAACAAGTGAGTAAGCTTATTGGCGATTTGTCATTACAAATAAAATCAATAAAGCCTGGCATTAGTGAAGACAAAGTTAAATCAATGTTATCTGATTTTAAGTCAGGCATTCCAAAGCCTGGAATTAGCAAGAAAGATGTTAGCGATATGATTTCAAACTCACTCAGCGAAATAAAACCGCCAGAGCGAGACTCTAACAAAGACATCGATAACGCAATTAATCGCAAAATCACAAAAGAATTCATCACTGGACTGTATAGGGGTAAATAATGGCGAGCATCACATTAACTGGGACATTATTAGACCCTACTGGCGAGGTTGCAGTAGGTGATCAAATCAGGTTTACCCATCAGACAACAACCGGCGAGACAATACAATTTGCCCGTAGCGTTTTAATTATACCGCCAAATGGGTTGTATAATATCACTCTTGAATTCGGCCTGATCCTTGTTGAATATCTCGACATAAAAGACGTTAATTATAAATCGCTTGGGGTTGTAACGGTAAATCAGGATAGCACAGCGACCGATTTACCCGGCTTACTTAATGCCATCGTCCCGCCAACTGACGCTCAATTATTGTTATTCCAGGGTATCTTGGCAGACACGGAAGCGGCGCGAGATATCGCCTTATTAGCAGCGGCACAGCAAACAACGTTAGAGTTAATCGCTAGCACGACCACTCATCCGAATAGCACTGTTTTGACTCTTAGCGGTCACACGTTACCAGGCGATGGCGGCGGCGGAAAATGGCAGCTAAACGGCGTAGTCGGTCAAACTGTCAGCCAAAGCCCAACGCAGCTAGCTGACTTTCTGCTTAATGATGCAAACGGTAACCAATGGGCGCTTGTAGATGGTGTGGTTTTAGCGTTTAACGGTGTTCAATACTTGCCTTTGCCATTTGGCGCAACAGGTAACGGAAACTATGCCTATAACAATAATGATTTTGATAAAATTGTTGATCCTGACCGCCTAAACCCCGCAACGCTAGCGATTTGGCAAGCTGACACATCGGCACAGGCTGGTGATGCGGTAGACGTAAAAGAGCGCACAGCAGGAAAAGGGGGGGGATTCCCTGGTGATGTAGTAACCGTTGGGACCACAGTGTTTGTTGATCTACCAGACACGTTTGGCGTTATCGAGAGTATTGCTAATCCTGGGGTAGCTTTAGTCGTTAGAGTTAGAAATATTATTAACGTCGACACCTTCGGCGCACTTGACGGCCCGGCATCATTTAACACTACGGCTGTACAGGCGGCATATAACTTTGCAGCCTTGCGGATCGTTGGATGCGTGGAATGGTCAGCATCATCATACAGCCTAGACGGGCCAATATTCAGCGCAACAGGTATAAAAACCGATTTTTGTCAAGCATCAATAACAACTACTGGAGCAGGTATTTCTTTCGCATCCGGCACAGTATCAGGAAATGCAATAATCGAGAATGCAAGTGGCGCACTAACTTGTGATAGATGCTCTTTTGAAAATGGTAATATATTTAATACTGATGGTATAGCGTTCAAGGTAACAAACTTTAGATTCGGATCTTATATTAAGGACATTGTTGCAAATGACGTATCACAGTTAGTCGTGGGGAAAAACTGTTTCTTTTCTGACTATGAAAAACTTATTTATTTTGGAGTCTCTGACTTTGTGGATGGAACCGCCGATACTTTACTCGGTAGCGCCAACATAACAGTAACTAATGCAGAGGCAGCAACCCTATCAGCCGGGATGGAATTTGTATCTCATTTTGCGCCAGTCGAAACAACTATAGTAAGCGTTGGCGCGGCTGATTCGGCTGGCGCTGGTTTTGCTAATGTAATATTAAGCGAGTTAGCGGAATCCACAGCTAACGCAGGTGCGGCAAATACCGGATGGGCCGCAGCGCTAAACCCTAAAGCGATGTACGAATTCGATACTGCAAATTCAGATTTGACATTCAATAAATGCTCTGGCGCCAGCCGATTTATAGGTTTTGATTTGGGGCAGGTGAATAGCACTACATTTACATCTTGTGATGTCGAGAATAACGCTATCGGGTGGAGAATGAGAGATAGCTCATCAAACAATGTTTGGTTATCGCCTCACGTTGAAAATTGCCGTGGTTGGATTTGGGATTTTTCACAAAATACGGGAGGCGGTTATTCTGTGCTTCAAGGCTCGGTATACTTCCTAACCGCCGGCGTTGTGACGGCTGGAAAAGTCGGGTTTCTGGAGGGGATGGTTATTTTGCCTGAATCGTTGGTGGGATACACGCCATTCGGTTTTACTGGCAGCGGCAATCCGGTAATTAATTTGAAAAGCCCGAACGCTAAAACGTATGTAATTGGCGGCGGGCCTGACGCAGCAAGTAGCAACTTAATAAGCAAATCTATTTTCACAGGGCAATCAGGAACAACATTTCCCGGCCCGTTTGGTTATGTTACAGGAACCGGAGCGACGGTAACTCAAATAACCAGCCGAGTAACAGCGGTAACAATAAACAACATTTGCGGAACCATTACGACAGATACAACAATATTGGCGCCTGGAGCTGCGGCGGCATTTCCTGTATTTAACAATAAAGTTGCCGCTAATGACTCTGTTATTGTTTCAATTAAAAGCGGCCCGTCTAGCGCGTTTACTGTAGCGAATGTTTCGGCAACCGGGGCTGGCTCGTTTAATATAAACGTCATCAATACTGGCGGGGCGGTTGCCGAAATTGGGGCGATACAAATAAAATTCTCAATAATCAGATCGTCTGATACGTAGGAAAGCCCCGTTAATTCGGGGCGGGATTGCGCCTTGGTGTTATTTAATAAACCTAGCCAAAAATCCCTTGGCTTTATCGCCTACTTTGTCTTGGCTTCGTTTGTGTACGCTTACGCCAAGCACAGCTAACGCTATACCCCACAACGCGATTAATGAACCCGATAGCACAGCAAACTGTTGAATCACTAACATGAGCTTGTCAGGGTTCTTTATAGCCGTATATCCAAATACGAAAGTAAAGCCCATCATTTGAATCAACCAACTAACCGCAACGCAATAACCGTAAAAAGGTCGCCATCGACGCACAAACGGATCACCCGAATTAATCTCGACTCGATATGTCTCATTAACTGTCTTGAGTTTTTCCATGTCAACTTTTTGAGCTTCGATTATTACATCGCGGTTAGTTTCAAGTTCAGCTAATTTATATTTCAAAATAGCTTCTGGATCGCTTTTTAGCTTAGCCATTACCGCATCAGGATTATCATCAACCCCCATCGCAGCAGATAGCAACGAGCCAACAATGCCAGCCCCGCCGCCGGTTAATGCCGTTGCCGCTATTGGTAATACCGATTTTAGAAAACCACCTACTTTTGACCAACTCATATTATTTACCCCACAGTTCATAATCACGCAAATAGCTATTACTGTCAGCCGCACCGCCAGCGCTATTCCAGTAGTCTTTTAGATAAGCCGACATTTGATAAGGTGTCGACGGTAGCGGCGCTGTATCCATGAATAAATATTGCCTGGCCATAAATACGTTATAACGCAAGTCGTAAATTAACCGCCCGGCCAATGGTTGGCGTTTATTATCAAATTCATCTTTTGTGACAATGCCCATTAAAAATGCGTTATCCCAAATTGAATCGCCGTTGTCCCAAATTGAATCGTGCGTTGTTGGCTCCATCTGAATAATACCAAGCGCCGGGCCTCCACCTATTTGCTTTAGGTAATTACCACCCTTTGACTCATGAGCTATAATCATCGTAATAGCAAGAACAGGTTTAGCGCCGATCCCTTTAGCTATTTCTTTTAGCGTTGGTATCACAACCAGATTAACAAGTTGTTCCTTGTTCATTATCCTCATCCTCTTTTAAAATAACATCAGTTAAGTGATGCCAGTCCAGATCTTTAATAGCTTCAACCTTCCCGGCGATCACGTTTAATGACTTTAATGTTTTGTTGAAATTTTGCTGAATAACACCATTAGCAGCGCAAGCCACTTTCTCGCTGCTACCTCTAACTAGATGGTCAGTTATCGCATCAATCATTGACTCGCTTGACATCTTGGTCAGAGATAAAATAAGGGCCATTCGTTCAGCGCTTTCAAGCCCTTTGACTAGGTACTTCAAGAGTCATTCTTAATATAAAGAGTAAGCTCTTTTACATCGCACTTTTGACAACCAACTTCTTCGGCGTCACTAATTGCCATTTCTTCGTCGTCGAAAACCACACACATGTCACCATCGCAATCAACAAGTCCGTATACAGCCATAGTTCTATATCCATCCATTTCGATTCCTTTGCGCCCATAGGCGCGTTAATTGGTGTTAAGAATGGAAGTCACAGGTTGATGTTTTTTTAACCGCAAAACCTCCCATGCCGCATCGAAGATTGCTCTCCTTTTGCCCCCATTGAGTTTCTTCTATAGTACTACTGAAGTGATCGCAGTTGTGACACATAAGAACCTCTTTTGGCTCTAGATAGTTCTGTGATTTTTTTGCTTCTGATTGCTTACTCATTATTTTCCCTTATTTACGCTTCAATCGTTCCCGCTCTTTACGTGCCTTCGCGAGTCGTTTTATTTCCTGCTTCTGTCGCTCTAACTCGGTTAGGCGATTAGGATCCTTGTCAGTTTCAACGCCGTCAATCATTTTATAAACTCCCTGTTGTTTAATTAATGCTATCACGAATTAACGTGATAGCTGCTCCGATGACTAGCCGCGCTGACCCTGATAGCCACCTTGCTGCTGCTGACCTCCCTGCTGCTGTGGCTGACCTTGATAGCCGCCTTGTTGTTGGCCTTGTTGTTGATAACCGCCTTGCTGTTGCCCCTGCTGCTGTGGTTGATTGTCATCATCGAATATTGAGATCATAACCATGTCACGCTGTTGTCCGTTTGATTTTGCCGCAAGTGCATTTTGCTTTAATAAAACCCCAGCTAGCGACACTGATGGATCTAACAGCATATAATCGCCGTTTTGATTATTTAGTAATACGCCTAGTTTGGTGTATTCGCCTTTAGTTTGGCCGTCTTTTTGATACTCGCCTGTTTTTGCTACGATACGCTTTGCCATTTTTTTGCCTCTTTTTTGTGGTGGCGGCTATTAACCGCCAGTTAAATTAAGCGTAATAAACTTCAATTACTGTTCGCTCTTTTCTATGAACAATTACCATACCATCAAGGTTGTGGCTTAAATCCATGTCTGCCATTCCGTTATCACCAGTAATGATATAATCACTAAACATTATAAATACGCCATCAATCTCATTTACTACACTTTGAATTCCGTACCAACGGTGCATGTCGATATATGAATCAGTGTGAACTCTTTTACTTTCGGTTAATGTTTCAATAAGGCATTCATCGTCAACACCATAACCATTAGCTTTATTGTATTCGGTCAAAAAACCCCTAACAGTTTTAGTTTCTGCTATCGTTGGCGCGTTTTTAGCCATTACTTCGGCCATTGACCCTAACTCGACGTTATTTTGTTCCGGCTCAAGTTGAGAAACAAGGCGATCAATGTTGCGCTGTTGGTTTCCCCTGGCTTGTGCGGAATCGGCATAAGGTAGCGTTGCGCGTTCTGTTGCTATTTTGCTCTTTAGCTCTACCTGATCGACAGCTTCGGGCTTTGATTGCTCAACTTGCGCTTGCGCTTGCTCAACCGTTTCTTGTTGATTAGCCATCATTTCAAGCTGGTTTATAACCTGTGTTTTAGATGAATTAGCTTGGTTAAATAGCTCGCCAAATTCAGACTCTAACACTTCAAAGTTTTTCAACGATTCGATTTTGGTGTTAATTTCTTTCGATGTTTTGCCGAAAAAACCTGTCGGGATCATCATTAGTTTATTAAGTCGTTCTTGTGCTTTGGCTTTTAAATCGATAATTAGTTGAGCGGCGGCGGCGGCTTCTTGCTGTTTGAGTAATTTGGCTCGCTCTTCCTGGAGGGTTTCTTCGTTTAATGCCTGGGTTAATAACTCAGCTAGTCGAGATTCAACCGCTTTTTTAACTTCGATAGCTTCATGAATTATTTCTTTGTGAAAATACGTTGTATCAATCAAATCTACCGCTTCAATAACGTCAGAGATGTACTTTGATGTCTTTCCGATACATTCGGTCACAAAATTATTCATGTTGCTAATTTCGACTCTCTGACCGCCTAACAGCTCCTTTAGTTCTCGTTCGGCTTTTTCTTTGGCTTTTTTGTTAACTTCAAGTTGAGTCTCGAAAGGGCCAACAACAGTGGCAAAAATCAATTCAACCTCGTTTGTTAGATCGTCGGCCTTGGTTTTGATTTCACCGGTAACGCTAAGGCGGCGATCTTTGATTGCCTTGGTTAATTTGTTTAATTCAGTGCGAACTTTTCGGCCTGATTTAAATTGCTTTTCGTCAGTCATATCATGCACAATGTCTTTTGGGAAGCGCTTGCGCAATTCGGCTAAACCTTGCTCGGTCATTTCGCCAGCAAATAAAGTCATAATTGCATATTGGATATCGTTTTCGTTAGTCATTTTTGTTTCCCTATTTGTTATGTTGATTTAATTCGTTAATTCTATTACTAACCGAGCTTTTTAACAGGTCGGTGAATTGCTTTTTGTTAAAGCTCTGATCAACTAACTTGGCTCTCAAATTCTCTTTTATGCGATTAGCAACGGTTTTAACTGCTGATTCGTTCGGTATAGACTTAAAGCTTGATATTTGATCGTTTAACCAATCGCTTACTTCTTTTTCGCTCGCTAAAACTTGCTCTTTGGTTTGCGCCTCAACTTCAGTTACGCCATCTTCCCCCCATCCTATCAAGTCCTCACCTGCCCACAAATCAAGACCAAGACCGTGAAGAGATATAGCTTTTGCTAAAGATCTCATTTGAGATTTATTTATATCATTAGCCATCGGACTCATGTTTGTTTGATTCTTAAAGTCAAGAACCGGCATCATTTGCTTACGACATAGGCCGTCAATAGTGACGGAGCATTCGACAAAAAATCCTAATTTAGTTTCAAGAAATGGCAAACCATCATAATCAGTAAAGCTCCAGGTCATTGACGGATAATTTTTAACTACCTCCCTAACGGCATTGGCCCACGGCATATACCAAAACTTACCTTTTTGGCGAACCATTGAAGATATATCAATGGCACTTAGGGTTTTGAATATCGCGCTTGAATCACTCATTTTCAGGCGTCCCCATTGTTTTGATAACCTGGCTAAACACTTTTGCGTGTTCCCGCTTTAGCTTGTTAATGTGCCACTCCCTAGCCAGGGCGCTAACTTTATTGCCGTGGAAATTAGCAACATTATCAAACATTTCTTTTTCATCATCTGAGACGTAAATAGTTAATCGTGGCATTTCGTTTCCTTCTTTTGTTTTGATACCTCTATACTACTACTATCAACATTATAGTCAAGTCAAACCTACAAATAAATTACAAATATAATACAAATAAATTTGTAAGATATAGCTTGACTACATCGCCCATTGTGCTAAATTGGATATATAAACAAAACGCAGACAGGTGAATATAATGAACATCAAAATCAAAACTACCAAAAGCACTTATAAGACAGGCCCAAACGCTGGCAAGCAAACAATAACCAGAACATTAACAAGCACAGATGTTGGTTATTCATTAAACGTTGTTAAGACTATTGGAACAAAAACTTATGCGGTTGTTTTCTCTTCAGCAGCAGTTATTGAAGGGCTTAGGCTTGATCAGGCTCTACTTGGCGCCAGAGTTGTTATGACCGAGTGTCCATTACCAAAAATTGATGACATGCGAGAGTGTGTTCAGTTTGCAAGACACACGTAGTCAACTCATCGCGCCTTCGGGCGCTTTTTGGGTAACAAAGGGGGCAACATGAAAACAATATTCCCAATCAAACTAAGAGTTAAAGGGGTTATCGTTGACTTAATTGCAACGATAGCTCACTCCCCGTACTGCGGCTGGAGGATACATAAGCTGACGTATCGCGGAATGATAGCTGGAGTGGCTATTTATTACACGCCGTCGCTTCTTAACGAGAAGCAAGAGGCTAGCGCAATCCAGCAGATTGAATATCAATTAAATCAGGAGCAAACCAAATGAAACTATTACAACGCCTATGCAACACACCCTGGTTCATGTGCGCAATGATTACAGTCGCATTAATGTTAAACGCTTGCGCCGAGTCAAACTTATGAACATTAAAAAACCAAACGGCGTATATTTCGGAATTATCGTCATGATAGTTTTAATAACCGTTTCAATTTATCCGGGGTAATTAATCATGAGCAACTTTAAATTCAAAAAAGGCGATCTTGTTGAAATAACGAAGTCATTTAAAGGCAATGTTGGGCATAGATTTACAATTAACAATTATAAGACTGGAGTGCTAGATAATATAAATAATTTACCTTGCAATTGTTACGAAACTGACATTTCTACAAATGGCGGAGTTACTAAATTCACATGGTCAGCAGAGACTGGAATAAAACTAGTCAACCCAGACATTGACGAAATATCAGATTCAACATTCAGCGAGATTATGGATGAAATAACTGAAGCTATAACGGTGGGGAAATAACATGACTAAAATAGCCAAGCAATTCGCATCTAAGTTATCTATCGAAGAAAACGTCAGGCACTCACGCATTAAAGAGATATGCGAGAACACAGCAGACGTTAAGCAAGCTATGAAGTTGATAGCGCTAACAGCGGACCGTAAGCGCCACGATGCACTATCAGACATTGACGATAAAATATTTGAAAACAGATATGGGGATATCATATAAAAAAAGACCAGCCACTAGGCCGGTCAAAGGGAAGATGAACAAGGAGAGTTCAAAACGAATACTAACACAAACGAGGAAAGAGAAATGAACGAATGGGTAAGCGTTAAAGACAGACTGCCAAAAGACGAGGATGAGTATTTAATATATCCACCAGGCAAATACTGCGGCCCTACTGCCATGTTTTGGCCATACGACGACTTTAACGGGCATGTAAAAAACACGTTCGAATTAGAGTCTGAGTTTGGCGATATTAATCAAATCGAAGTAACGCACTGGCAGGAATTACCTGCTGGGCCTAAATAACGCCCACGGGCAAAGGAAAGATTATGGAATGGATAAGCGTTGCAGATGAATTACCGCCGATAAAAAAAATACTTGATAAGCCGCTTTCTGTTTCAGGTGAATCAATCCCAACATTAAATATCAGCATTAATGTTTTGCGAATTATTAAAGGTGTAGTTTCTGTTGGTCCTGTTGAGTGGTTCGATCACGGGTGGGTTAACGCCACCCATTGGCAACCATTACCAGTAAAACCTAAATAACCAACTAGCAAGAGGACATAATGATGGACGAGTCAGTTTTTGTGATAATAGACAAAGAGCTTAGGCTAATAAAGACAGATTTAGTTAGCGGGGCTTTGTGCATTTTTGATACAAAAAAGAAAGCAGAAAATTTTATGCGAGACATTAAGGGAGAACAGAAAAACAAAGTAGAGCTAGTTGAGAGATTAATGGAATTCAGAAAGATTTAACTTGACGATTCGGGGGTAGTGTAATAAGGACTTAATTGTCCTTTTTTATTGAGTGAAATAAATATTGACGTGTACACGAATATAAACGATAATGTGTACACGAGCTAACAAAAGGAAACGAGATGGAAAAGTTAAATGTTAGATTTAATGATGGAACAAAAGCTGAGATAAAAGATATCTCAAAAAAGACGGGCTTTAGTGAGTCATTTATAGCAAGGGCCGCTCTAAATAGAGGGCTAACACGTCTAGGTGGAGTAATTGAGATGGAAGGCGTTAAGGCGTGTGCCGAAGTTATTTCAACTTATGAGTCAATATTCAACGAATAAAAAACCCCGTCTCACCGGGGCTAATTAACAACCAATCGAGGTAATTATAACAGTGCATTATTACAAATTCAACATAGCAGACTGGAGCCTTCACACGGCACACCTGTCGCTAATTGAGGAGGCAATCTATTTTAGACTCGTCAATTATTATTATGACACTGAGAAGCCAATACCACACGAAACCCAGATGGTTATTCGTAGGTTACGAATGGATACCGAATTGGAAACGGTATCGGCTATTTTGGTTGAGTTTTTTACCTTAAAAGATGATCAATGGTTTCACTCGCGTTGCGAAAAAGAAATTAAAGCTTTTAAGAAAAAATCCAAGGTTAACAAATCAAATGGAGCCAAAGGTGGTAGACCTCCCGCCAGTAAAGGCCCAGAGAGTAACCCAGAAATAACCCAAACGGTTAGCGAAAAAAACCCAGACATAACCTTAACCACTAACCAAGAACCATTAACCACTAACCAAGAACCATTAACCAAGAAACCAGTTATTAAAGAGATCTCCCGCTTCGCTGAGTTTTGGGATCTGTATTCTAAAAAAAGAGATTCTAAAAAATGCGAGGATAAGTTTAATAAACTAACCAAGGTCGAAATAGATCTGATATTCGAGAAGCTACCGGCATACATAAAATCGACACCAGATGATCAATATCGTAAAAACCCTATCACTTGGCTCAATGGCAAATGCTGGAATGATGAGGTTCAATTAAATTTAAGTGACAAACCAACACACGACTTTAGCAATCAAAATTACCGATCGGGGAATTTCTAATGTTTATTAACAAAATGCCAGATACGCCAGAAGTTATTAACTGCCCTAAACACGGATCTTTTGAAGCTAAATACATGCGTTTGCCTATGAGCCATAAAATAATGGAAAGCCGAGAGTGTTCCAAATGCATAATTGAGCGCGACGATCGGAAGTCGGTCGAGGAAAAGCAAAAGGTGATCGACGAATCCCAAAGGCTAGCAACACAAAGACGAGTGAAGGCCGGTATATCAAAGCGCAACATTAACAAAACTTTTGATGATTACATTTGCAACACACAAGCGCAGCAACATGCCAAAACGATAGCTGAAAACTTTGTTAAAAACTTCCCGGGTGATCAAAACATTTTAATGCTTGGCTCTGTCGGTACGGGCAAGACACTTTTAGCTTCTGTAATCATTGAGGCCCTGCTACCGGACTACCGATGCTTATTAGTCAAGGTTATGGACATTGTACGAGCTATCAAGGGTACTTGGCGCAGAGACTCAGAGCAATCAGAGTCAGATTTGATTGATATTTTAATAAATAAAGATTTATTGGTCATTGACGAGGTAGGAACTCAATTCGGATCTGATACTGAAAAGCTATTTATTTTCGACATTATCGACGGGCGCTACCAGGCAATGAAACCGACGATATTAATTAGCAATCTTGACATTGATGGTGTTAAGAATGTAATTGGAGATCGTTGCGTTGACAGATTGAGAGAGGGCGGCGGCAAAATGATTGCTTTCGATTGGGATTCACAGAGAAAATAATTTAAATTTAATAAGTGAGGAAATTATGATCGATTTACAGCAAGAAATCTACAACATAATGGATGACCTACACGTTATCGATATGGCAATAGATGAGTTAAGCGAGAGCAAGGCAGGCATAGACCAATCAATAGAAGACGGCAAAGATATGTTTGATGAGCCCGATAAAGACTGGCTACGTCGAGTTAGTTATGCCCGGAGAATGACAGATGTGGAACTAGCGACGAAAAACAAAAACAGAACATTTAAACTTAACTTATTGTCTGCCAAAAGAGCAGAGCTAAAAGCAGTTAATCACGCCGCATCACAGAGTGAGAATGCGTTATTTGCTACCAAAAAAGCAACCGCTCATGCCATAGCGCAAAGTGACGATTACGCCAGGTTTAAGGCGCTTGTACGGGGATATATGGGCGATGAGGAATACCTGAAGATGGCGCGCTCATTTAGTGAAATTTAATCGTGAATTGTGGCGATATAGATTAAGTTAAGTAAACGGGAGAAAATATTATGACTAAAGAAGAAGCAATAAAAGCGATGGCCGAAGGAAAAAAGCTTACTCATGACAGCTTTACCAGAGACGAGTGGATAGCAGAAAGTTCGGTCGGATATAAGTTTGAGGACGGATGCCAATGCAGCATATTTGAATTCTGGCAAATGCGTGTTAGCCCCGCCTGGGATAGCGACTGGTCAATATTCAACAACTAGATTTTAACAAGAGAAAATAAAATGGCTTACAGCGGCGAAGATCAGGAACAAAAACAGGTTTCAAAATGGGGTAAATGTTCAGCTAGTGAATGTCCGATAGACTCGTCAATCAACACAGGTGAGGCGCTATGCTCATTTCACGCCGGGCAGGAGCGAATGTATTACCCTGAAGTTACAATGGCAATTAACGAGCATATGGACGATTACAAGCGGTACTGCTCGATGGTTCGATGGTCAGCAAAAATGTGGTCTGCAAAAATGCCAATGCTTAAATCAGATGGTAAGGTTGATTTTTCAGATATGGGAGATAATTTCTTCCCAAGCGTTTACATTGAAAGATTCAAGAAATATTTAGAGACAATGATAAGAGCCAGGTCAAATGATTTAGTGGTTAACCCGGGGCAACAGGAATCAAAGCCATTCAGCGACAAATACAGCGATGATGGTTTGTGGCGTAAATAGATTAATCGGGCCATACCGCAAAAGATATTTAGAAACTACTAAAGGGAAATAACAATGTTCAGTTTGATTTTTTCATTATTGGCAGCGTATACACTCAAGAGAAGCGGGAGTGTCGAAACTAATGGCGGCGTAATCTTTGTGATAATTATATGCGATTTAATTGCGTTGAATATTATTTTTAACTAAAGGGGATAAACAATGAAACTAACACAAAAAGAGCTAGAAATTGTCGCGTCTTTACTTGAAGATCATTCGGACTATCTAGGTAATCGATGCTGCAATGATTATGATTGGCCTTGCAATTGGACTGATGAAGAAAAAACAAAGTTCACTAAAGATTATCATGATTGGAATGGTGATCCTGAAGAATATACCAAGGGCGATATATTAAACTCTGACTTTTCAGTGGCTGCATTTTTAGCTAGCAAAATTGAAACCGGGGAGAAATAACATGAGAAAGCTAACGAAAAAAGAAATCGAAAACGCGCCTGATTGGGCCGATAAATATGCGATTATCGATGAGCATGTACGATGGTC